TTCAAGTATTCTGATTAAACGGTTAAATAGATCTGGTTCTACAGATCCAACTGCTAATGGTAGTTGAGTTTGTAAGAGTTTGCTCATCTTTTACCATCTGGCTTTATGTCTATACGTGTAGCTCCTAACCTCCATCCTATGCCGAGATTACCGTTATCTGTAGCGTCATCATCTGATTCAAATCTTAATGCTATTTGTCTTGATCTACTACGTACGTAAGCTTGTTGTGTGCTAGAGCTTATGGCGTTTGTTGAGTTTACTGTTAAAGAATCACCAGGGTAGTTTCTTGTTTTTAAAACAATATTTACATGTCCTGCATTTTGATCTTGTAAAAATTTATAGTCAGGTATGATTCTTTTTAAGAAACTAAATTGTTCACCATCTCCTATATCTAAATCAGAACTCTCAATATAAACATTAGTCATAGGAGAGCCGTCATCATCAAAACCTTTTTCTTGTTGGTACAAGTATCCGTTTGTTACAGCTCTAGGGTAGTTTTCTATGCCAGAATCAAGCCAAGCAGTTCTAGATAATTGTCCATAGAACCATATACCTTCAACATAGTTATACATTATATACCTATCTACTTCATCTGAACTTGATGAGCAATAGAACCAACCTACCTCACTTTTATCTTTGATGGTAAATGAATTTATTTTAAAAGATTGTGTAAGGTTTATGTCTGTAAATACATAATTGTGAACTGAACAAGGCAGGGTCTGAACACTACCATTATATGTATAGAAATTGTTGTAGCTCATCCAATAAACTCCACTAGGAGTCGTTATTGCTGCTTTTGGGCCTATTAGGCCAGTACCTTCATTAATTAAATTAATACCAAAGGTAAAAGGCGGTCCAATAAATTGCATACTGTAAAGAGCTGTATCAGTCCAAACAAGTATTTCTTGTCTTGCTTTTACTCCACCAATAATAGAAGACCCTGAAGATAATCTTAAAGATCCTGCTGTATTTGTAGATAATGGCTCAAAGTCTAAAGCGTTTTCTTGATCACTAAATGCTATAAGCATAGGATCTATAACCCCTGTTCTTGATGAGCCAGATATTGGATCACATCCTAATACAATTAAATGTCTATCTTTTTCAGATGTAATAACTTGTAATCCTTTAGTCGGTACTAAGTTAGCACCTGCAATACCAGATAAATCTACGGCTCTTGCTGACAAACCATCATTCTCTGTCCATTTATATATACCTGCATTTCTTTGGTTGATCATTAAATCTTCACCAAAGTTATCATGCGTCCATATTCTAAGCTGATTAGTATCACTTAGTGCAGATGTACTACCAAAAGCTCCTTGACCCCATCCATTTAATCCCCAACCTGTTCCAGGTATATATACATCTAAACCTACATTTAGTTGGTAAGTCCCAACAATAGATGAGCCTCCATTACCACTGTCAGAAGCGTTAGCTGTTACGGTAGCACCGGAGGTATCTTTAGCTTCAATGGTATAACTATTAGCATTTACTATATTTGTTATTTGATATTCTTGGTTTAAAACTGTAGCAATAATATTGCCACCTAAACTTGCAGCACCACTAAAAGTAACAAAATCATTCTTGACAGCACCATGAGCTGTATCTGCAACTGTTATAGTAGCGTCACCATTTGCCGCAGAAAATGTTACGTCACCTGCTGATGTAGTAGATCGTATAGGAGTTACGTCATTGAAAGCACCACCTGCTTCTATGTAATATTTCCAAGTGGTACCTAGTCCTAAAAATTTAGTACCGCCTAAAGAAATCCAAGGATGCAAAGCTCTTGCTGTGCCTAAATAAGTATTTGTTGTTAGCTTTTCCCAACCCCCAAACTTTTCTGGTCTACCTTTTCTAAACCTGACTAAATTACAATCAAACCAACCCCCTTCATTGTCGTAGGCTGTACCTTCTCTATTAATACCTGGTCTGAATGTAAGTTTCTGTAGGGGCATGTTAAACCTCGTGCCACTCCTTGCCTTCAAATAGTAAAGCTTCTGCCTCTCTACGTCTTATAAGACCTTCTAATACTTCACCATTGGCTTTATTCCAACGTTTAATTTGATTAGGTACGTCTGTGTAATCCATACCATTTAAAACTTTTAAAAGCGTAGAACTTTTTAAGTTGCCGCCACCCAAATTAAATGTCCATGACACCATTGAGTCAAATTGATTTTGATTTAAAGGAACCTTTACATTGTTCTTAACATGCTCTTCAAACTTAGCTATGTCTTCTAATAGTAATTCTTCTGCTCTAGCTTTTGATATAGACATACCCATTTCAATACCATGTGTACTGCCGTAACCTATGGTTGGTACGCCTGCAGCACATTTGTAGGCATTAAGTTCACAGCCCTCAAACTTTTTAATTAATGATAAACCTTCGTTTGATATGTTCATATTCTTATTCCTCTGTATTTGTAGTAACCGTCTTATAATACACAACAACTTCTTTAAGTTCATTTATATACCTTTTAAGTTCTTGCATATTATATGCCATGAGTTCGTAATCAGGCACAGACATAGCTAAGAATACCACTTGACCTTGGTCTTTCTCAACTCTTGTTAAAAATTCATCTATATTTTTGTCTGATACTACATACCAGTAAGGATCTTTTAGATCTATTTCCCTAGGCATTATAGGTTGAACTATAATCCTTTCTACGGGTTTAGAAATTATTTCTATTTCTTTATTTGGAATCAGACTGCAACTGCAAGCCATCATCAAGGCTGTCAATATTACGGCTGTCTTCTTCAATGCTATCAAATACATCTTTAGTCCCTTTGTTTACCCTAGGTTCTAATAAACCTGGCTTAGCTGCTGCTAATTTAGTTAAGTTGTGTCTTTTAAATATGTCAAGGTACCTTGTCATTTCTGCTTCTATTTCTTGATTACGAGATTGTATTGTTAATAAACCTGCTGTTTGCGTTGCAAAATCATTTTGTAATGATTCTATTGCGGCCTTCTGTTCTTCAACAGCAAATTCTAATTTTTGATTATTAGAGCTTAATACTTGGTTTTGATTGTACAAATAATAAGAACTAAATCCTAAAACTACTATCATTCCTATTAATAATTGTTGCATTACAGTTCCTCTATAATATAGTTTAGCCCACCTGCACTTTGATACTCTATTACCTTTTTATTTTCATCACGAAATTTTAAATGATTTTCTTTTTGTACAATAATTTTTTGTGTTATGTATGTAATATCATCTGAATCACCATATTCTTTGTTAAATGATACTGTCACTTTGTATTTAGTTTTAAAAAAAGATATTAGGAATATTATTTTTTCCCATACCCATTTTAATTTAGGCATCAAACAAGTCTAGATAAAACTATAGATACTAATATAAAGGGATAAACAGCCCAAATCATGTTTTCTAATTTATCAAATCTTTTTGAACCATCTTCTAGTCTTTTGTCTATGCTCTTATACAAAGCCCTACATTCTCTTTCGTGTGACTCTATTGCATTTAAAGCATCTTTTGCTGTAGCCATATTTTTTTCCTATGTTGTATATATCTTTAAAGGTTTTTCTTTACCTTTAACTTTAATTGCTTTTAAAGATTTTAACTTAAAACTAGAACTTTTGGCAGTTTCTTCTCCTATTAGTATATCAACTCCTGCTTCTTTAGTACCAGATTCAAGACGAGCTGCAATATTTACAGCATCTCCTATAGCTGAATAGTCAAACCTAGTATCAGATCCCATATTACCTATAACAGCTTGGCCTGTATTTACTCCTACACCTATTGCAATTTCATGTGATAACTCTTTGTTAAGTTCTTTTATAGCTTCTTGCATTTCAATAGCAGTCTTTACTGCTTTGTTTTGATGATCTTCTAGATCTAAAGGAGCATTGAAAATAGCCATGCATGCATCACCTATAAATTTATCTACCATACCTCCATTTTTCTGCACACATTCAACTTGTACTGTTAAGGCTTTGTTCATAATTTCAGTAACTTCTTCTGGTTTTAATTTTTCAGACAAATTAGTAAAACCTCTTACATCTGTAAATAAAAATGTAGCATATCTTTTTTCACCACCTAGTTTTAAAAGACCTGGATTGTTTTGTAATTGTTTAACTTGTCTCGGATCAAGGTAATGTTCAAATTGTTTTTTGATTAATTGGCGTAATTTAAACTGTTTTCTAAAGTTTAGATAAAAAGCAATGGCACCAATTATGAACTGTGAAATAAAAGTCCATGAAAAATCTATCAAATACCCACTTTGAATACTAAAATAGCCTGAGAGCCCTGTAGTAATAAGTAAAATTACTGCAATACTTACACCCTTGGTTACACCAAGAAAGTTTATTACAAGCCATGTCAAGGACACGAATATTCCAAAAATTAGAATTTCCAATGCTATTGCAAAATCTGGTATGTATGGAGAGTTTTCTATAAGAATTGACTCAGATAATGCTGCTTGAATTTTATGAGGTTCTAATAATCCAGATGGAGTTGCAATCTGTGGCATGATTCCATTTGCAGTAACACCAATAAATACAAACTTACCTGCTACATCCATTTCTTCTAAAGTTGTTTGTGGTGTATCAACCCAACTTATCCACTTGCGGCCATAATTATCTACAGGAATTGGAGCTAAACCTTTTATAACTATTTCTTCTAATCCATTATCATTAGTTTTTATAATGTATGTATTAGATCCTGCAAGTATTTTTAACACCTGAGTTCCAAATGCAGGAGCCCAACCTTCAGGCGTCTTCATTAGTAATGGTATTCTTCTAACCAAGTTGTCTATATCAACTGGTGCAGATGCAATTCCTTGCGTAGCTTCTGCTTTTAATACATCTATAT